CTCCTTTTCATCATCCTCATCATTCTTAGGATCATCCTGTCTGTCATCATCCTTTGGCTTGGTTTTCTTACCTTTCTTTGGCTTCTCATCCTCTTCGTCATCATCAGGATCATCTACCACCTCAGGATCTGGTACACCCAGGAAATCATAGTCAGCACCATCCCAGAAAGGATCCACTGCCAGGATCTCTTGATCCCATTCACCGTTATTGACGTTATCCCTGGCAATGATCTCCTGTCTCTCATCATCCGTAAGATCAGAGTAGAGCACTGTAGGAACCTTATCCAATTTCAGCTTTAATGCAGCCTTGTTTCTCTGGTTTCCACACAGGATCAGCAGCTTACCGTCAACCTCTTCCAGTGCCTCAGGTCTGTGCTCCCAGAATCCGTTATATCGTATGCTATCAACAAGCCTCTCAAAATCCTCTTTTGAGATCTTACGTGGATTGTGCGGGTGCTGGTGCAAATCCTTTGGGTTACGATATTTCAGCTTCTCTACTTTCATGGCATTCCCTCTTCACTGATCTCAGGTAATTTCTCAGCAGCCTTAACGCCTGGGAATATCTCTTCCCTGGTACGGCCATCATCAAACGGTGTCATTGTAGCATACTCTTCTGGAGCGTTGAAGATCTTACGGATCCATTCAGCACGCTTTACAAGCCTCCAGTGCTTCAAGTCATCCACATACACCAGGATATTGCCGTTTGCATCCTCACCAATGGCATAGAAACGGCCTCTATTGTCAATGGGACACCTTACGGCATCATACAGAACCATATAGTCAGTACAGCAAGCGGTTACTGTTGCCGTTCTGTTGTACTGGCCGTTTATGAATACACACACCTTATCCCCCTTTGTAGGATATGTAGTAGGGAAACAAGTATTCAGTATGAACGATCCCATCAGCTCAAAGCCACCCAGGAACCAGGTGACTACAAACACACCAATGAGAGCAATGATAGATAATGCTATAGCCATAACTTATTTACTTAGTGAATATTCGCTTGCAAAGATAATAAATTTCTGTGTTCGTCAGACACATTTTAAGTTTTTTTTTGATCAGAAGCCAAAAACAAGCATAGCAGCATCCCTATTGTGCTCATTTGTTGACTTTTTCCAACCAGTAAGAGCCTGGAAACGTTCCTTGGTGTATTTGGTCATGCCTCCCTTAGGAGCAACCATCTGGTACTCTACTCCCATATCAGCCAGGTAGTCATCCCAGATCTTTGAATCCCTCTTAATGGATCCAGCACCCTGTAGCACGTTTTCCTCTTCACCTTTCCTGGAGTATTTCTTTTCAAACCACTTGCGCTGCCTGGCATCCTCAACCCTTACGATGAGCTTTGTGCCAACATCAGCGGCCTTGTGCTTATACCGTCTTACGATCTCCATAGCACGGTGTATCTTAACTGTCTCGATCTGGAGAAAGGTACGCTGCCTGTTGTCCCACACAGCAATACCAGTATTCACACCAGGATCAATGCCTATATAGATCATTTTGTTACCTCCTTTTCAAAGTGACAATCTTCCTGGTCAAATACACAGCATAATCCAGATACGACCTCACAGGTATAGCAGTACTGTTGCATAGAGCACCGCATACACTCAGCCTTTGGGATCTCAGTGTCAGGCACAAGTCTGTGCCTAACACCGTCAATCTCAATTACTACCTGTTTCATCCTCAACCTCCTTAGCCTCTTCAATATCCTCATCTGGCTTATCCTCCTGGATGGATCCTGGCATTTCACACAGCTGGATCCCCATGAGCGTACCTCTCTCAGCCCTCGATGGATAGAACTGTACCATCATGCAGTAATCTGGGATGTATCTGTCTCTCACCTCCTGAATGATCGGCAATGTGATAGGCATAGCCTGGCTGAATATATGGATCATCCACAGGCCATCCTCAACTGTTACCGTCACAATACAAGCCTTGAATAGGAACGTACCAGGCTTGTATGATCCAAACTCATCCGTAACCACTGGCTCCCTGTCAGCAGTTTCCTGTAGCTCTTTGAGCAATCCAGCATTAAGCAGATGCTTACGCTTTGCCCAGTACTCAGGAAATACCAGGTTATCTTTTAGTTTCACACCAGCCTTTTCCAGGGCTTTCTTCTGTGCCTGTCGTGCATCTTCACGCATGGCTAACTTTTTCGCTTTTCCCATATTATTTTTAATCTAAGTTACTGATTATCAGATATATACACGCAATATAAACAGATGCAAAACACACCATTTCAGCCCAGAATCCAGCTGATTTCCATTCCTTTTTAAGAACACGTACAGCCAGCCAGGGGATCCAAAGCAGCAGAAGCGGCCAAATGTTAAGCAGGATCCACACCTGGGATGCTGTTGCACACATCACAGCTGCCACACAATGAACTTTGAAAGCCAGATCCTGTTTGTCATTCACCAGTGGTGCAGCACCGACAAAAGCCAGGGAACACAGCGCAATGTGGATCACAAACCTGGTTTCCTCTGTTGAAAGCTGATAGGCTACTGGAGCTACCAGGAACACACACAGATAGATCATAACAGTCCATATCCATCTTTCATCCTTTGGCAGATAAAACACACTCTGAGACAGTGTTTGCGGCACGCTGCCAGCCGTTTTGATCATCACAGCCGTATAGATAGCCAGTGGGATCATCGAAAGCAATACTAATAAAATCATATACTATTATTTTTGTGGGTTATTTTCTTCATACTTACACCTTATATGCTGGGTTACACATTCACCGTCATAGTACCTACAAGCCCTACAGTCCTTACTGAGGATCATCACACCAGCACCGTATGGGCACGGTGTCGAATCATGTAGGTATCTCAGGATCTTCATTGTTTACCAGGTTTATTTGCCTTATACTCCCTGGTAGCCTTGATAACACTCTCATGCTTATCCAGGAGCTTAGCCATCAAATCAATGTCGATAACCGTATCACCATCCATGTAAGCCCAGAGGGTACGCAGAGCCTCAGCTATAGCCTTAGCCTCCTTAGACGTTTTCAGGGCATTCAGCACCTCCTTATTGGTGGCTACAGATCTACCCTCACTCTGTGCTGACTTCACGGCTGATCTGGCGGCTTTCACCTGTTCCTGTTCTGTGCCATAGCTTCCAGCGATCTCCCTTGCAGCCTTAACCGAAAGCTGGCCTGATACGATCTTTTCCTGTAGCTCTGATGGCAGATCCAGCAGGGAAAGGCACTTGCTTATGAAAGCTGGGCTTTTCTTGAACTTCTCAGCTATCTGTACCTGGCTGTAGCCAAACTCATCCTTGAAACGCTGGAACATTATAGCACATTCATACTCTGTGAACTTCTTACCCTCGTTTCTCATCATCTGCTCAATGTACAGATCCTCAGGCTTTGCATCCCTTGGAGCTTTCAGAGCCTTGATGTAGGGAATATCAGCACCCTCACTGATAGCCAGGATGGTGGCTCTGTAGCGTCTCTCACCGTCAACCAGCTTGTAACGCTCCTTACCATCAACCTTATAGGGAATCACCGTTATTGGATTGAGCACGCCCTGAGCCTTGATCTGTTCTTTCAGCTCATCCAGGTCAAACTCCCTACGCACATTGAAACCCTCCTGGATGTCAATGTTTCTCGGATCTATCCAGAAAAGATCCGTTCTCTTTGTAGCATTTGTTTCCATAAAATATCTATTTATAATTTCTGATCCTCTGGGAACTCATTAAACCGTCTGGAGATCTCATCACCCAGTTTCTTTGCATCTGGCATAGTGGCCTTGAAATCCACATATAGCCCACTATTATATAACTTGATCTCACCAATGGGAATATTCCAGTTGCTACCTGGCTCGTTTACACAAAGCTCAACAGTACCATGATTATCACTGGCAATACACAGCATCTTGCAATTCCTGGTGTCGAAACTACCCTCCACGTATCTTAATTTTGGTGTTATCTCCATATCAGTATCTGAAATCAGTTAAATGAATGATCTTACCCTCAAATACGTTTCCCTTATAGAGTGGTGTGGAAAAGAACCATTCCACGAAATCCTCTACACTTAGCCCATCATTCTGAGCCAGTAGCTTAACGGAAACCTCCTTACCGTCAACCCATGCCTGAGGCAGCTCATCCTCACTGGAATAGGTCATTGTGATAGATTGCAGCCCTATCTTCTCAACCTCCCCCAGGATCCTCTGCTCAGAGTTGTAAGGTCTGCCAGTCCATTCTCTCATACTCAGGTACTTTCTCCCTGAGTTGATTGCCTCAGCGCACTTATCCCACCAGCCTTTTTCATCAGCCCTTATGGTGTGGATCTTAGTGCCAGCTCTCAGCTTACCCTCAAATCCTGTCAGTTGCCCTGCCTTTGAATGGCCTGGAGGGAAAGCCTTTGAAAAGGTGATTATCACCTTGCGTTTCTGTTCTTTCTGTGCCATAACTAATTTACTTGGTTTATTTCCTACGGCTTTCACCGTGTAATTCTATAACATTGAAACTCTTAAAGCGATCTACCAGGCGATCCTCAAAGCGGCTTTTCAGATCTTTCACTGTCAGGTTGCTTGTTATGTGATAGTGTTTGCTGAACTGTTGATAGATCTCATAGCGTGCAAACAGGAACTCATCAGTAATCTGTGTAAGAAGAGTGCCAAAGCTCTGCTGTCTCTCAGTCATCAGTCCCAGGTCATTCAGGCATATATTGAACGGATTGCCCTCAGATGCTTTCGGATCAGCCAGCTCATTGAACGTATAGCGGTCAATATGGCCATTGATCTTATAGTAGTTCATCAGTTGTGTCATACTGATATTACGAAAGGCATTCTCATTCTCAGTAGCCCTGAGGTAGTCAGCGAATATCTGCATTATCATCGTTTTACCAGTACCAGGCTCTCCGATCAGCATAAGATTCTTACAGATCCTGTAGTTCTCATCTGGAAAAACACTCTCAGCAAGCGGGCATCCATTGAAATAGTAGAGTAGGAACCTCAGAACTTTCTCATTGTGCTCATCTATCTGGTAAGAGGAAAATTCCCTCAGCATATAGTTGTCACCTATGCTTTTCACCAGGCTTGCATGGATCTTATACTCATCCTCATCTTCCAGGTTGTACTTAAAACCTCTCAGAATAGTCTTTCTGTGCTTTAGCCTTTCCTGCTGTGCCCTTTCCTGGCTCAGTTTGAACTGCTTTTGCTGATGATCCCTGATGATCTCCAGAGCCTCCCTGGTTGTCATTTGAGAAACTGACTTGCCGTTGATCTCCATACTTCATTAACTCTTCGTTATACCTATCAACCACCCAGTTAAGGATGGCCTTATAATCACTCTTATACTTTTTGCCTTTGGAACCCTTATAGTTATCCAGGATCTCTATCATACGCTTAGCGGCATCCTCTCCATAGCTCTCACAGAGCTTAGCGTACTCATCCCTGGTAAGGGTTACACAATCGGCATACTTGTATTTCTTAGCCTTTGCAGCCTTTTCAACTTGCTCCTGTGTCAGCGGTGGTGGTGTTTCTGGCTCAGGTATATCCAGAGGCAGCTCAGCCTGTACTGGTTCCTTTGGCTCTGGCTGCTTATGATAGAACACCTTAGACTTTGTAGTACTGCCACCTTTCAAGCCAGCCTCACGTCTTTTCTGGCTTATTTCTGTCATCCTCACCATGCGCCTACTGTATATGGCTCCATCAGCACGTACACCACACACACCTCCGATGATCAGCTGATCCAGCCAGGTATCAGATCCTGAGGCATCATTACCCAGCATCTTCACAATCTCATCCTGGGTGTATATGTCACCTGTAGGCTTCACCATCACACCACGCTCCACGCTCTCCCACATATAGCATAGCATATCCATCCACAAACCTCTGATGTCTGGGGATAGCACTTTCAACTCTGGGCATCTTAGCCAGTCGGATGTGTCGAAAGGCATCATTTGGATTCTTTTCTTAGCCATATTATATGCTTTTTAATGCTGGAGGTGCAAGCGTACCCACACCTCCAGCGGTTAGGAAATAGGGTTAGATCTCCATGATCGCAATGTCTGGAGCAATCTTTCTGATCTGGTCGAGTACATCATCAATGCACTGATCACGGTAGCTTTCCACAGCCTCGTTAGCACCAGGAGATACCAGCTGTAGAACACAGTCACCATCCACCACATAATGGTCAAACTCCACCTCGATCACAGTCTTAGGAGTACCACGGAAGATAGGGATGTTCACCTGGAAAGACTTAGGCAGCTCGCTCTGCACTGTCATTTGGAATACATCTGAGCGGCTACCTGATGAATCACGTGTTTTCTCAATGTTGCTCTGTACGGTAGCCTTAAACGATTTCAGTCCAGAAACCAGCTTAGCCCATTCGTTACGATCCACGTTGGCAATACCACGGTTAAGTCTCAGGAACTGACCCAGACGATCAGGAACCCAGCCATCAGAAGCATTGTTGATCTTCGTTTTCTTGAAGATCTCAGTGAACTCCACCTTACCAGTGATAGTGCCTTTCAGGTACTCATCATTCTCATTGACTGTGAGGGTGATCTTCATGGCCTCACGATCCACCTGGATATTGGCTCGCTTCTGATCAATGGTGTCAACACGCTTTTCCAGCCAGTCAAACGGTGTTGAGATCGTACCCTCCAGATTTGTCTTGATCGGCTCCTTAGTAGGCAGTGGGTTAGCGGCCTTTGCAGCCTCTCCCTTTCTGATGATCACTTCTACTGGCTTATCGCCTGTGTAGTTCTCAATGTTCACACATACGGTTTTCTCAATGTTTTCTTCTGACATAACTTTAAACTTTTAATTGTGAATAAATAATTTGATTAGCCCTCAGTTCCATTTCTACGGATGGCCTGGAACATTGTACGCTGTCTTTCCTCAGGTGTCATATCACGCTCTTCAACCAGGTAGCCGTTGGTGTCATAGAAACCAACCTTACCGATCTCTTCAAAAATGAACTTGAACGTGTCACCCTGTACTTGCTCACCACCCTGTTTGATCTCATCCAGGATGGCATCCTGTCTCTCTTTGAGCGGCTTGATCTTTCCTTTGAGATCAGCGGAAACCTCTCTCAATTCCTTTTCAAGGGCACTCTTTTTCATACCAACCTCACAGTACTCAGCACGTTTGCCTTGCACCTCTTCTGAGCTGAATTTGCGGGTGTAGAACTTCTCAACGATCTGATCACAGCTGTCACGCATGATCTGCTCTCGCTTTTCCATCGGATCATCAGCAAGCATGATCTCAGGAACTCTCTTTGCTTGTTTTTCTTCCATTTTGAATAATTATTTATTGTTTCACAATAGGCTCACCAACCGCAAAGTTGAAAGCCTGTTTACTCATTTCTCTAATTCTTTTAGATTGTTCAACTTCTTAGTTATCTTTCTCACAATACGGATAGCGTTCTGAACTCTCAGGCTTTGCCCTGGAGGTACGCTTTCTATGATTACAGGTATCAGTCGTATCAGCTCCGATACCATGCTGTTAGCTATGATCTTCATCTTCTCTCAGCCTCCAATACTTATCAGGATCAGGTATCTCAACATTCAGGTATTCCCTGGCATATTCCCTCAGCTTCTCACAGTAGGCACTGAACTCAACAGTACTCATCCTGGATGTTGATGATGGGAACTTCACGATCTCACCTGTCTCTCTGTTCACCACCTCATCTGCAGTCATCTGAGCCTTAAAGAACTCATGCAACTGTTCTGTGTTTGTGAACTCCCAGCCAGCATCAATCATGGCATCCAGCAAAAGAGGGTAGATACAGCCCCATAGCCAAGCGTTCTGATCGTTTGATCTGGGCTTACGGACTTTCTTCACCTCTACCAGGTAAATTCCATCCTCTGCCTGTACAAACCACACATACAGCTTATTGAGGTTGAATAGGCCGTTCTCTTTTTCAATAGTCACCTTACTACTCATAAAGCATCATCTGTTTCCTCAGTGCAACACTCACCTGATGGATGGCATTCTCACGGCTCTCCAGTGAGGCTATGTAATCTGCCATTTCCTGTTTCGTGGTAGCTATGTAGTAACCATCTGAGGTTGCTACCACTCCAGGCAGCAGGGCGTTCACCCTGATATGGTTAATCACTTTGCGCAAGCGGGCATTGTCGATCCTGTACCCAGCCAGGCGCATCTTTGCACAGATCTCGCTATTCTTGATGGCACGATCCTTACCTATCTTCATAGACAGTCCACGTACAATCATCGGTGTGAGCGTATTCAGCTCATACTCAGAAAGCGGCTTAGTCTCATTGTCGAATCCGTTTATCATATCCTCACAGCTTTATAAGTTCCAGTGTCAAACCTGGGTGTGCAGCAAAGGTAGGCTTTCCAGTGAGTGCCTGGATCTCTGTCACGAACCTTTCGGCATCGGCATTGTTTCCAGACAGGTGGATCAGCACCACCTCTGCCACCTTACCCAGGTCATTACGGCCAAGAAAAGATTTCGTAGAAGCAAGCTCCAGGTGTGACTTAGCAAGCCTGTACACCTGGCTCTCATCGGTACGGTGTTCTGCTATAGCTCTCCTGAGGTCATCCACTGAATAGTTACACTCTATCAGCACATGGTTAAGCCCAGGCACTGTGTAGTCGAGCATACAGGTATCAGTGGCAAACAGCAGCAGCCCCATTGATGGATGGCTTACAAGCCAGCCCACACATGGAACGTCATGCTCCAGGGTGAAAGGCTTTACCAGGAAACCACCTAACTGGTATTGCTTACCGATCTCAACAGGAACGGCACGGCTACCAGAGAAAGCCTTTGCCTGGAATACCTCAGGCAGTGCCAGGGTGTAGAAGATGGAGGCATACTTATCCAGGTAGCCAGCATGATCATTGTGCTGGTGGGTGACACAGCACCCTGCCACCTTTCGGACATCAAAGCCAAGAGCTTTCTTTGCCTCTTTGAGGTTTACGCCACACTCCAGGATCAGAGCCTCATTGCCATTATCCAGGATATAGCCGTTACCCTTACTTGAACTGCCTAACACTTTCAGAACCATAGCGAACTCAATTAATATGGTGCATTATCATTGGCATCACCACCAGCTTTCTGGTTATCACCACCGCTTGCAGCCTCACCAACCTTTACAGTTCCATCACCTCCCATAGTGAGCAAAGCCTGGCCTGTAGGCTCATCATGTACCTCCTTAGCATCAGCCCATTCCTCACCACGTATATCATCATCAATGGCAGTTTGCATTTCTACTGACAGATAGCCGTACTTGCTCAGCAGGAGCCTCATAACGGTCTTAACACCCATCGAGTGGAAATTACCCATCCATCCTACAGCAGCGTTACTGTCTGTCATCACAGGCATCTTAGCCAGGGCTTTCAGCTGATCTACAGTCGTTTCTTTCTTGATACCCTTAGCATAACGCTTAGCATGGTTAGCCATCTGGTCAACTGTCATATAGAGGGTTTTGCGGAAACCATTCAATAGCTCAAAATAACAGAAGTAGCCAGCAACATTATCGGATTGCTTCTGACCGTCAAAGGCGATCTCACCAGTGAGCTTGCTCACCTGTCTCACCTCACCGTCATAGACTACATCGGCATTGATGGTACGGTATTGGCCTGTACGCATAGCAAGCTGGATATAACCCTTATAACCAAGCTGGAAAGTAGGCTCCATCTTTTTCTCCCAGATCTTCTTACCATCCTGGCCGATCATGTCACGTCCATACTGATCCTTTTTAGGATAGCTGTTATTGTATGGAATCACATAGGCGAAACCCAGCGATTTGTTGATAGGTAATTTCAGTACAGCGGCTTTCAGAGCCTCCATAACCACCTGGTTAGGATCACACTCCTGTAGCTTGCTGTCTGAGTTGAAGAGGTCGATCACTGATGCAATGAATGTACTGGCATTCTTACCAAGCGCATTCTTGAACTGTTCCTGTACGCTCTCAGCACTCAGCACGGTCTTTAGTGCCAGCGTCTTAGGATTCACTTTCTTCTGAGGTGCTACAGCCCCATTTGCGGGTACTGGAGCGTTGTTTACATTGTCTGCCATATTGTTTACTCTATTGTAAGTTTACTATCTTTTGTCACACAAAGCAGGATCTTCTGGCTGGATGTTTCCAGGACATTGTTCACGCTCTCAGCATTATCCACGAAGATAGGAGCGTTCACGCACTTTGCCTTGCAAATGGCATTGATAATATCCAGTCCAGCATTGATCTTACCAGCATTATTCACATCAGGGTACGGTGTACCGTTCACAGTACATACGCAAGTCAGCTTCTCACCGCCATTGAGTTGAGCGGAAACGAATGAGAAAGATACCATCTGGAAAAGTCCATTGATACGTCTCAGAAGCTCATCATCCTTAGCTTTCTGGAACTGGAGGCAGTCATACTCCCACTTTTCCAGGTCTGCCACCTCAGCATTGAGGTTATCCCTCTGATCTTCCAGCTCCTTGATCTCCTTATCGGCACGCTCCAGGATGGATCTGTGACCCAAACGCTGGTTAATGGCATCTATCTCTCCTGAGATCTTAACCTTTTCAGCCTTAGCCTCAGAGTTATCAACTGGCTCACCGTCCTCAGGCTCCTTAATGGCTCCAAGCTGGTTTTGCAGTTCCGTTATCTCATTCTTGATGTCTATGAGTACCTGATCCTGTGTCTCGATACCCAGATAGTCAGGCTGATCCACAACAGCAGCTGTGACAGCCTCCATATCCTTAGTGAGGGTTTCTTTCAGCCCCATGAGGCGCATATACTCAGGATCACTTTCAAGGGCTTTCTGGTAGTCAGGCTCAGCGGGCACGCTTGCTTTTGCAGATACCAGATCCTTTGTCAGCTCAACGATCTCATTGTCAGTGTTGGTAATATCGCTCTCAACCTGTTTGTACTGAGCCTCTTTGTCGGTCATCGTTTTCTGCTGACGCTCCAGGGTCTTTTTGAGGTTTTCAAGCTTCACGTTGTTAGCCTTACCCTTTTCAATGTTGGCCTTAACCTTATCAGCCTTTTCCTGGTTGAAATTGGCCTCCAGTTCCTGACGCTTAGCCTCAATGTCATCAGAATCAAGCGGACGCTTACAGGTAGGGCAAACCATGTCAGTAGGTGACATTATAAACTGGCTTGCAGAGATCTCCCTGTACTCAGCCCTCAGATCTGTCTGTGTTATCTCCAGTTCCTTGATCTGCTGATCAGTGGTGCTCACATTACTCTGGGCATCAATAATGTCATTCTCCAGTTGGCTCTTCTGTGATTGCAAGCGTTTCTGGTCATCCTGTAGTTTGCGGATCCTGGTCTCAACATCCTCAACCTTTTTCCTGGCATCCTCATAGGTCTTACCAGCCTCCAGCCTTACCTCACCCTGACGCTTTGTAAGATCTACCTGTATGGCATTGATCTTAGCCTGGATCTCGTTTCTATGCTTTGCGGCATCACTCTCAGCCTCCTGAACGGCCTTATTGTAGTTCTTATCAGCCTCCAGGCGCAAGGCATTCTTACGCTTGCTCTCTTCCAGGTTCTTTTCATTGATGGCACTCTGGAGCTTGTTTCTCTGATCATAGATCTGCTGGTTCTGAGCTGATCTGTCATTTCTCAGAAGAGCCTCAACCTCTGACAGCCTGGCTTTCTTATCAGCAAGGTCTTTCTCCAGGGCATCCCAATCCTCAGCCTCTGGTTTCAGCTTCTTAGCTGTGTCGATCTTAGTAGGTATCAGTGCAAGCTCTTCTTTGCACGCACTCTTCTTAGCCTTGATCTCCTTAGCTTTCTCCACAATAGGAGTGCCAGCAAGGGCATCAAGGAACTCAGCATATTCTGGTTTAAGCTGTGCCACATCCTGATCCGTGACGTTTCCAGCCATATCCTGGAGCATCACTTTCTTATCCTCAGGTGTCATGCTGTTAAAGAAGAATGGATTTGTGATCATCCTGAAAACGTTCTCAGGAATGATAGAGCTGATCTTAGCGTCATACTCACGCTTCGTTGGCAGCTTCACATCATTCACATAGAAAAGCGTCTCATGGTTCTTTAGGTACTCAGTGGTAGTGCCAGTAGGCTTTTCCCACTTCTCACGGTACATCCTTTTCAGCTTCAACTCCTTACCGTCAACCATCAGCAGGGCTGTAACAGAGTGCTCCTGTTTCAGGATCGGGTTTCCCTGGCTATCCAGGGTCTTGATGTTGAAATTAGAATCGGATCGCTGTGTGCTATCCTTACCGAATAGCAGCCATGTGAAAGCATCGAATACGGTAGTCTTACCTGTACCGTTATCGCCTCTCACCAGACTTGTGCCTGGGCTGAAAGACAGCTCCAGATCCCTGGCTCCCTTAAAATTCACCAGGTGTAGGGATTTTAATACGATCTCCATAGAATAACTGTTATTTGTTGATATAAAGATTTAACCTCTCAGATTTGTCAATAGCCATAAGCTCAGCCCTGGAATATTGCAGTTTCGATCTCTCAGACGTTCCCATCCTTATGGGCTTGATCAGCCCCCTTGATCTCCACTCCTTTACTCTACTTTCCTGAAACAGCCTGTAAGCCTCCCTCTGGGATAGAAGATCCTTAGCGGGTTCCTGTTGCTTGATATAATTACTAACCCCCAGTTCTGCCATATCCATGCAGAGGTTTTTCAGTTCAAATAGATCCAGTGTCACAGCCATTATTTACCTCTCTTTCTCTGAAAATAGTGTTTTACACTCTCACCATATAAGTTATCAACATACAGCACCCTGGCAAAGGCAGCAGCCATTACACCAAAGAAGATGTTGTGTACTGTTAAGGTGAATACACCTGTTACAAATGCCAGTATTGCAAGAATGGTTGCAATGGCACATTGAATTGCGTTTGAAAATGTTGCTTGTTTCATGCGATCTGAAATTTTAAATTAGTCCTAACTCATGGGCGGCTACTGTGAAAGATGGGTGTGTCTTAATGGCATCCAACACCTCTTTTTTACTCTTCATGGTTGGGTTTACGCCATCAATGTTGAATTTACGTCCAGAGCACCATCCGAAAACCATCCAAACCATATCCTTATAGAATGGCTTTCCCCTCATGGAGATCCCTTTTTCGGTGTAGCACCTCTGGGCAATAAGAAGCAAAGTTCCCTCATCACTCCTTACTTTCACCTTATAGCCGTTGTTTTCTAAAACTTTAATCATCGGTGTTGCATTTTGACTGATCAAGAAAACAATTCCTCGGCTGGTACACCCAGCTCCTTAGAAATGAGAGAGAGTTTAAGGGCATCAGGCTTTTGTGTGCCATAAACCCAGCAGCGTACAGTCTGCTCAGATACCATACAGATCTTAGCCAGACGCTCAATCCACACCGTTTTAGGTGCTTTCCCTGCCCTTGCTGGCAGCGCATCGTAGATTTCTCTGAATTTTGTCTTTGCCATTTTTAACATACTTTTCTGTGTTTTACAAACATATTTTATTATATTTGTGCCCACAAAGTTACTTTATCGGGTGCAAATATAGAGAAAAGTTCTGAATTATCAGAGCAATTCTCAGAAAAATGTTCTGATTTTAATAATTTTTAATATTTAGGCAGTATGGGTAGTAGTGTTAAGGAAAGAACGATCAAATTTATTAAGCACAAAGGGATCAAGATGAAAACCTTTGAGGAAAGATGTGGTTTATCCACTGGATATGTCACATCTATGCGCTCTGGATTCGGCTCTGAGAAACTGAAAAATGTTCTGAGTGCTTTTCCTGAGTTAAACAGGGATTGGTTGCTATATGGAGAGGGTGAAATGCTGAATGAGGTATCACAGGAGGCTGGATCGGCTGCAATCGTAAACAACCAGGTTGGTAATGGGAACCAGTTCACAGGTACGGCTACAGTTGACCGTTTCCTGGATGAGCTGGCAGCACAGCGTGAACTCACTAAGGAGGCTCAGCAGCAGCTCACAAAGAGCCAGGAGCAAATGGATAGACTAATAACAATTATCGAAAAATTAAAAGACTGAATTATGGAAAGGTATTACAGGATGGTGATTGATCTCTATAAAGAGGTGATCAGTGGGAATTTGGATCATAGCAGGATCCTGGATGTGAAGAAAGCTATTGCAAGCGCACAGACTGAGGCAAAGATCCTGGGTAAGCCCCAGGAACCGTTTACCAAGTTAATGGATGATCTGAGTTTCATAAACGCATGAGAAAGGTTTTGTGTTTCCTGGCATTAGTGCTGGCAGCTTGCTCCAGTGGTAGTGATGACCAAAGTGATTTCTCTGCTGGATATGGTATTGTCAGATACTTCACGATTACGAATGGTGACAGTACGCACAGCCTCAATGTAGGTACTGGAGTATTGGAACCTGGAGGTGTATCTTCACCTTTCACTCTCTATGGTGACACAGCAACGGTTAAGTGCTGGTGGCTAATTGATGGAGGCGAAAGCATCTATTCACCCTTGCGTGTCGATATGAAAGGAAAACCAGATAAGACAACGGAAAATTATATAATGATATATGAACACACAGATAACTAAGAATGTGATGGAGCGTTTCTACAGTGCCCTTGATGCTATCATAGCCAAAGGTGACATAAGAGGCGTTAATACCTATTGCACCAGGTATGAGATTGACAGGCGCAATTTCCTGGCACAGCGTAAGGATCTGGATAGGGGATGGTTTCAGGTTTCCTGGCTCTACCCTATGGTTAAGGATTTCGGAGTGAGTGCTGAATGGCTTTTGACTGGATCAGGCAGGATGTTTAAGAAACAAAGTAAGGAATGAAATGGGTATCAGATTCAGAAAGCGTGCAAAGATCGCTCCAGGTGTTAATCTGAATTTCACCCAGAGCGGAACCAGTGTAACTGTTGGCGGCAAAGGTGGCAGCATAAACATTGGTAAGAATGGTATATATGGCAATGCTGGCATTCCTGGCACAGGTATCTACACCAGGGAAAAGATCAGCGGAAAGAAAACCAGCCATAAAGCACAACCAGGAAAAACAGGGCTGTTTGATGTTTCAGCTGATCAGATCCAGCAAACAAGCTTTAAAGAAGCTGTTATCGGTTTACTTAGTGTACTGGCTTTAATCATCCTGATCCTCTATTTAATGCTCACCTGATTGGTGGGCATTTCTTTTGTTCTTTCCCCATACCCCTATTTCATACATATTCCTTATTAATAATAATAATATTAATATTATATATAGTATATATACCCCTATTTAACTTATACCAAATTTTTGCTTAGGCAAAATTATCTTTATATTATCCTCATTTCCAGATATTTATATTTTTTGCTTAGG